GCCCATATCTTATTTTTATACCTTTTCCTGTATCATAATTTTCATCTGTTTGTTTTAATAAAGGATAATGATCAGTACATATTTTATCTATTGTTGAATTATTTTTAGCCCAAACTATTTTACTTTTAGACAAGTCTTTGTCTGTTAACTTATAATTTATAGCAACATTACGTCTAATGCGATTGTTTAAAATAAAATTTTTATATTCAGACGGTGCTAAATCTAAAAATCGTGTTCCTTCGTTGTGCCATTTGTATTCTCCAAATGCTGGTGTATGCAATATAAAAATATTATACACAGGTATATTAAATACTTTAAAAAATTCTTTTTGAAGTTTTTTTAATACACCTTCTTTCCAAACATATATATTTCCATCTTGGTGAGGGAACATTAAAAAATTATTTGTTTGATCTCTATTAAATTTTTCTACATCACCATCAAATTTATCATAACTGATTTCAAATATTTCTTTTGCTAATGTAAAAGGTTTTATTAAATTTTTGTTTTGTATTTTAAAATAATTCATTGTTTTCAAAAAGTTGTACTATGTCTTTGTATGTATACTTACTGGAATTACCCATAAACCTAAGACTTATTCTATTTGTATTATCTGTTAAAACTTTATGATAAGAAGAAAGGTTTATAATATATGGACAATGATATCCTTTTTTAATACCTGTAATTTCTATATGTTCTCCCCACACATTTTCATCAAGAATAGAATCTATACTGGATGACACTCGTAATGTTTTTTCAATATTAGTGACTCCTGTTACTTTATCTTCTGTGTTGCTAAGTTTGTACAATAAATCCATTTCTTCTCTAATAAGTTTTTCGCTTGGTTTACCAAACCACACTTCACTATTATTAGGATCACCATATAAAGGAAAATTTACAGCATAATTTACTCTACCATCTAACATGTTTATAACATCTCTATTATAAAAATCTGCATTGCCTTCTCTGTGCCATACACTAGATTTATGAAATTTAATTAAAGTAATAGGTAAAAATTTTACACCTATACTAGGTGTCCAGATGTCATCCATAATATTAATTTTAAAATTATCATTAAAGAAATCTTTTAAGATATATTGAAATTTTTTACTTGTAATGTAGCCCATTGTGCTACTAGGTCTTGTATCTCGAGAGTTTGTTCTCAATAAAGATTCTTCTACTCCTTCCCACAAGATATTTTCAGTTTGTGTATTTTGTATTAGTTGTTGTTTGCTGTTAGCAATTTCATAATCTTGATCAGTAAAAATTTCTGTATGATCAAATGGTAAAGTTAAATGTGGTAAATCTATAAAAGGTTTCACTTATCCAATTACAAAGCCTAGCGGTGAATTCCCTTCTTCCATATTGTGGATTCCGGCAATAAGTTGTTCCATTTCTGTAAGTGCTTCTTGTTTAAGTGCATCTCCGTTTAATGTAACTGCTCCGCCAGGCCCTGGTAAGCCTCCTGTAAATTTACTTCTTGCTTCACCTAGCATCATTTTGCTTTGAGCTAAAGCATACGCACTTAACCATTCTGCGGCATAAACATCTTTGATTAATACACTTTCTGGTATAAAATTAAATACTCCCACTGCAATATCTTCAGCATGATTTACATTTCTTAGAATATTTAATTCCTTGGAATTTCTATTAAAAGTAAAATTATATTCGCTACCAAATACTCTACCAATTGTTTCTTTGTATTGAGCAAAAGCATCGAACACTGCTAATCCACCGACTTGTCCTGCTTGTAACATGTACATGTTATTGAATGCAACATCAAAAGGATCAAAGTTTGTGCCGCCGCCACTGTTTGTGCCGATGCCTCTTCTGTATAATCTTTTAACATCAATTACTTCACTAGGCAATGTGTATTTTGTAACACCTGCTTGAGTTTGGATGAATATAACACTTTCTTCTACAGCACCCGAACTGAGTTGTCTGTATTTTTGTAAAGATTTATTAATAGCAATGTCATAATGATCTCTGTCTAATTCGACATCCACCATTCCGTCTGCTAATCTCAATGAAATTTCATCGATAATCTCATCTCTGTTGTTATAACCTATTTGATCTATTCTAGTTGACATACTACTATTTATCACTTTTCGCCGTTAAAAGGCTTTAAGTATGATAGTAGTATTATTGATTCTACCGTTCATTTTAATCTCAACGGCTTTGATGTCGTTAAAGGCTTTTTGAAATTTGGTCTTTGCTGTGCCTTTGAATTCTTTGAGTTGTTCTGCGGGTTTTCTCAATGTTTTCTGTATACTGGAAGTAGCATTGAAATCTGTAATACTGGTTCCTTTTACATTTAGAGCGGGTTTCAAACCCTCCACTTTGTAAACACCCAGTTTTCTATTTTTGGTATTGTATACCCAAAGTTCTGTAGCATCCAAAATCTCTATTGGATTAATACTGGCTATACCTAAATCACTGTCATTAATTTGGTACTTGAGTTTAGAAACAAGTTTTTCTTTACTGACTGCTTTAGGTTTACGTGGTTTGCGTTTTGCTTTACCAGTTTCAATTAATGTATCACAAGCAGTGTCTATTTTTTCAAAAAAAGCAAGATACTGTTTACGCATTTTGACATCCATAAAAGAGTATGCTTCTTTGATATCCGGGTCTTCCCATTGTACAACTTCTTTTGCTTCTTCTAATTGAAACAAGAAGTCATCTTTGATTATTTTGGCATGGGCAGGCTTTACTACGCCTCCGGCAAATGCTCGCATGTCATTGTAAGGATCGAACTTACTAAAATTAAACTCGCCGGAAATCAATTCATCTACACTGTTTTCCCATTTAGCACATAAATCAGTGACTTGTTCTCGCATTCTGTCTTGTATAGACATAACTGGTTTTGCTGTTTTCTTCTCTTCCAGTTTTTCTATGACTTCTTCTGCTTTTGATTCCAGTGTAGGCAGTTTGTTTTCTAAATGCTCTCTGGTACGTTCGGGCATGAATCCTAGTTTTAAAAACTTATAGCAAGGCTTACCAAAAGATGATAGCCACACATCTTTTACTCGCTTGAGTTTCTTAATCAGGTCTTTATCCCAACCACTGTGTTTGTCAATCCAAACTCTGGTTGCTTCGGCTAATTTTTTATCGTTGATTTCGTAATGAACAAAAAACTCCGCATCTCTAAATGCTTGGTCTCTTTTTTCTTCTGTATCAGCCAGACTGAGTTGTTTCCAATCAGGTTCTTTGATAAGATATACGTTTTTTGCTTTACGTTTTGCCATTATTTAGATTCTTCTAGTACTCTATGTGGATCTTCCAACAAGGTTCTTACTGGTAAAGGTAAGTTTTTGTACCCTATTATGCTTTTAAAGTTTTTGAGCATGTTCTTTTCGTTGAGCAGAAAAGATAAACTCAGCATACCTTTAAATTGTCCTTCTCTATATCCTGCCTTATAACTCATATAAGTGTTAACAGCAACAAATAGAATAAATGTGATCGCCCATTCTATGTTCATTTTTACCTCCGCGACATTTGGTAGTTATTATAACACCTTAAAATTTGCTTGTCAATAGGCATTTTTGAACTGATTTTAATTAATCTAATAGTTTGGCTGTTAAACCGATGGTTGCTGATGCACACTTTAGTTGATTTTTAGTTACCACACATTCGTAAAACACATGATTGCCTCTTTTTTTAATTAAAGTAGCATGATATACCAAAGTATCGCCTGGAAATACTGGATTTCTAAACTTACACTTATCCACTGTGGTAACAAACGTAACATAATCTTCATGATTGACTTTTCCTACTTGTTGTTCAGCAAGTTTCAGTGCGTGATACCCGGCACATTGATTCATACCTTCTATGAGATATACTCCGGGCCAAATTTTCACATGTGGGAAGTGTCCTTCCAATACTGGATGATCTGATTGTACAACATAAACAGACTTTACTGATGTATCATCTATATATTGTACATCACCTAATAGTTTAATTGGTTCTTGATGTGGGAGTTCCATACAGTTATATATTTCTACACTGATGTTTCTTGTTAAAAGAAAGGACATTATAAAAATATTGATTTATTTTTGCTGTTTCTCTGTAATTGAAATTAATAGGTTTAAATTCGTCATATTCTGTAGGAGGTATAAACAATCTAGGATCATGATAAGGGAAACCATTTGCATGAAATATTGCGGCAGTTCGTTGCTTGTGTATATTTCTTAGTCTTAGATGTAGACTGGTGGCATATTTCTTTACATCATAAAAAGTTAAACCATGACTATTTTTCCACACAACATTTTTCATTTTATATGCAAACTCTAGAAACTGTTCTGGGATAGGATTTCCATGCATGTCTACTGTTGTTTCCTCATATCCCCATTCTTGCCAGGATTGGCTAAACTCACTTTCGCTTAACAATGTGAAAGATGTAGCATTTTCTCCGATATCTCTGATATGTAGAGGTTGTATAGTAAGTGCATCTATCTGATTTTTATCCGAACTTAAAAAATTAGACATGTATTTAAGTGTGTCTTTAGTATCGCTAGGCAATCCTGCAATAATACCAGTCATAAACTTCACATCTTTCATATATGTCTGCTTCATTTCTCTATGAAACTCAAATTGTAGTTCTGGATTTAATCCTTTACCTATATCTTTTGCACATTCTGGATCAACAGTTTCGATACCTAGTACCAACTGTCGTGCACCACTATCGGCTAACAGTTTTGCTTGTGGTATAGGTTGGTTTCTATTCATATAAACCAAATCCCAACGAATATATGCATTCCAACTCAGTTTAAAAGGCAATCGTTGACTCATTTCATACCATGCTACAACTTTATCATGGTCATCATTAAATGTATCATCTGTTAGCCAATAGTGTGTTGTGCCATGTGTATGATAATTGTATAAGATTTCATCTTCAATGGCTTCTATGCCTCTTAAAGATTCACCTTTTTGCTTACCGTTTAATGGAAAACTACAAAATCTACATTTAAAAATACAACCTCTACCAACTTCTAATGGAAGAATTTCTCCTTTTAACACATGATCTTCTGGTAGCCATTCCATTGTGGAATTTTGTATGTCTAATTCACTTTTAGCATCCATTAGTGTGTATAAGCCTTTAGAATTTACTGGATATTGTGCTGACTCGTTGCTGTTATCTTTGAGTTGTCGTAATAATTTAGGTACTGTTACGTCTCCATAGCCCAAATTGATATAATCGATCATGCCTTCTTGTTCATTAGGCACACCTTGATTAGGAGTCGTAAATGCTCCACCCAAAATAAACTTTATATTAGGATTTATATCTAAGATAAACTGTTTTAGTTGTCTATCTGCAGGTCCTCCCAAAGAAAAAAATCTATTCCACTGACTTTCCTCGATAACTTCTTTGCGTTCTTCTATGGTATAATCTTCATAAACATCAAAATTGCTACAACTAGGTCGAATATATGTGCTATCATAAAACCTAAATGTGTTTCCTACTCCGATCAATAATGTTTTTTCGCCTACAAATTTTTCTAAAACTTTTTCTAGTGATTTTCTGCATAGATTTCCCATGTGATCTATGACTTGAACTGTAAATCCATGCTGTCTTGCTTCATGGGCTACTTTGTATGCTCCCATTGCTCTTATACTGGCTCGATTAACCAAATCAAAATCGCCTTCTTTCCATAGACTGGTTAAATCATCATGTTCTCGCTGAATTTGATCTCGTGTTTGTGTTCCAAACTGAGGAGAGTCTGTGAAAATAAGAAAATTTACAGGAGTTTTTTCGATTGGAAAATTTTTAAAAGGATTTATTAAATCTTTTTGATGGTGAAACTGTTGGTACACCGAATGATCGAATTTTTCAAATGCATTTTCATCCATATGAGTATTTATTAATCTACAAATGCACGTTCTAACACAAACTCGCCGGCTTCGCCTAGATTACCTTCTTGCCAACCCAACATTTCAAAAAATTCTCTGCATTCATAATTCATTTCAGGGCCACCGCACACCATAATTCTGTCTGTTTGTTTGTTAAAACCATTTTCTGTGAAATTATCAATGTGTTGCCAGAATCTTCCTTTGCGGACATAGTCTTGTTGCGTACATGTATCATAATATTCTAATGGAAATGTTTCACACAGTTCATTAATGGTATCACAGTATGCATGTTCGGTGTGTGTTCGTGTGGTATGAACTAAAATCACATTTTCAAACTTATCGTATGTGTCTGGGTCTCTGATTATGCTCATAAATGGAGCAAGTCCTGTGCCAGTTGATAACAAAAATAAATTTTTTGCAGGAGTTAAATTATCAATCAACAGTGTGCCTGTACACTTTGGCATAACAATTACTTCGTCACCAACTTTTAAATGCTGTAGACGACTTGTAAGAGGTCCGTCGGGTACTTTGATGCTGAGAAACTCTAAATGATCTTCGTAGTTTGCACTGGCAATACTGTATGCTCTCAGTAATGGCTTGTCGTCTACCATAAGTCCTATCATGGCAAACTCGCCATTGCGAAATCTAAAAGTTTTTGATCTTGTAGTTTTAAAACTGAAGGTCTTATCTGTCCAATGGTGTACCCATGTCACTGTTTCTGTGTTCAATGTTTGGTTTCTCCCATAGATTCTATCATCGCTTTGAGAATTTCTGGATCTTCTAACTGATCCAATAAATCTGTGTTTAACATATACATGGTATTACCGTCTTGGGTCATGTGTTGAATGTGTAATCCTTGATCATCCATGCCTAATAATTGTAATACTTCCTCATAACTGAGTAAATCTTTACCTTGACGCCTTGCTTCTAATAAAATTTGCAATATAGCATGTGTTATTTCGTTTTCTAAATCATCAGACATTCTGTTTCTACCTGGAGCGGATACCGAGAATCGAACTCGGATCTAAACCTTGGCAAGGTCTCATAATAGCCGTTATACTATATCCGCATAACTTGGTGGAGGTAGAGGGATTCGAACCCACGACCCTCTGCTTGCAAAGCAGATGCTCTCCCAACTGAGCTATACCCCCGTGTTCTTTACTTCATTAAAGATGCTATTTTTTGTGCAATCCTTTCTGCATTTGCTTGAATGTTTGCACTGATAAGTTCAGCATTTTTTCTAATGTTTTCTGCTATATTGTTCCAATCAAAACTTGATGTTGCTTTTTTAGCAACTGTTTTTTTAGCAACTGTTTTTTTAGTTGTTGCTTTTTTAACAGGAGCCTTTTTTGTTTTTGTTGTTGCCATATATTTTCCTATATTAATGAGTATATTTACTAAAAATAAAATATTTCATAGGTAGAAAAAGAGTCTTTTAATGGTGTGTAAGACAATTTGAACATCATTAGGTCTTCTTGGTTACTAAACCTTACATTCAAAGTGTAGCCTTCTGTTTCATATTCTATATTTATGTGTTTTGGTTTTGCCCACTCGTTGATACTTTTTGCAATTTTGTTCTTGTGTAACATAGCAGGAAGCCCATTGCCTCCTGTTGGTAATCTAAATTTTGCATAAGGTATAGGCATATTAAAAATGGCGATCTGGAAGGGACTCGAACCCTCGACCTCCGCCGTGACAGGGCGGCGTTCTAACCAACTGAACTACCAGACCACTCTGCAATTTGTTTTGCTGTTAACGGGCCAGGGTGCATTTTATCTTTTGCATGATCTTTCATGCTTAAATGTTCTACATCTAAAAGTTTTGCTGTGTGTTTAAAAACACTTGCCTGAAGATGTTTTGTGTTTTGCCAAAACAAATCCACTGTTCTTTTTGCAATCAGTGCATTGGCATTTACATTATCATCATTCATGCTCCACGTTGAATAAAAAGTTGTCAACTTGTAATCAAACGCAGTTTCATCTACCCAAGGTCCCATATTGAATGGTTGTTTTTTCAAAAAGTAAGTACATCGTTCTAAACTGGTCCACAAATTTATAACTGCATGTGGAACAATTCCTAATTCTTGCATAACCATTTGATTATAACAAGCATAATTTATAGAACTTGCTGGCACACACATATTAATTACTGGACGATCAATTAATAACGATAATTGATGTGAAATAGTTTCGTTTTCTTCGAGACCAACACCAAAACCCATTGAACAGCCAAATAACACAACACTGTTATTCCAATCAACATTGTCAAACTCTACAGTTCTATAACCTTTAGAGTTTACTGTGTATTGAGAATTTTCACTGTTAAATCTTAGATTTCCTGGTAAAAATTCTTTCTGTTTGTAATACATACTCACTCATTAAACTGGTAGGCGATGACAGGCTCGAACTGCCGACCCTCTCGGTGTAAACGAGATGCTCTCCCAACTGAGCTAATCGCCCACAATAAACTTGGCGGAGAGGGAGGGATTCGAACCCTCGATACAGTTACCCGTATAACACCTTAGCAGGGTGCCGCTTTCGACCACTCAGCCACCTCTCCAAGTTTTTGTATTATAGTACTTATCAGTAGTTTTGTCAAGAACTTTATAAAGTGATAAATAGTACATTATGCCAAGATTAAGTTTATGGAACAAAACAAAAACCAATGATTATGATTTCATTGATGGTATAGTTGCCGAAAGTATTAATGCAGGTGGCACAGGTGTTTATGTACACAAATACATAGGCACTTATCAAGATGACACCAGTGCAAGTGTTGGAAGTGGTGATTTATACATTCAAGATGTACTATTCTTAGAAAACAGAGATAGAAAATACGATACAGACATCTACGAACTAAGAGGTGCATATAATCCTGCAGATCCAGATTTTGATTTGACACAATTTGGATTGTTTGTCAATGACGGATCATTGTTTATGACTTTTCACATGAATACATGTGCAAGTTTACTTGGCAGACGTTTAATGGCAGGTGACGTGATTGAATTACCGCATCTACGAGATGATTTATTATTAGGTGGTGGTGATGCAGTAAACAGATTTTTTGTAGTAAGTGATGCTGGTAGACCAGCAGAAGGATACAGTCCTAGATGGTGGCCTCATTTGTGGAGGGTAAAACTAACAAATATCACTGACAGTCCTGAATACAGAGATATCCTTGGTACTGGTGATGATGCCGATGATTTAAGAAATATTCTCAGCACATACAGTACAGAATTAGAAATTTCTGATAAAGTTGTGGAATTGGCTAATGCAGATATGCCTTATGCAACTGGATATTATAACGGAGGTCATCTTTATGTTGATCCAAACAGTCAGGACAAACCAGGTGTATATTTCCCAGGTGATGGTACTCCTCCTAACGGTGTAAGTATTGTGGGTAGTGGTGCAACATTCCCTCTTAATGCAGACAATGGAGATTATTTCTTGAGAACAGATTTTACACCTAATAGATTATTTAAAAAGTCAGGTAGTACGTGGTTACGAATCAGTGACGACAATAAAAATGCATGGGCGGCGGCTAACAGAATACTTACAACATTCATAAATAATGACGCAACAACTACTAACACTGACGGTACAACCAGTGCAGAAAAAACAAACCTCAGTAAGGCTGTAAAGCCAAAGGCAGATTAATATGGCAAATTTAGACTATTGGTATGACGCACAGATTAGACGATACTTGCTACAATTCATGAGAATTTTTAGTGGTTTTAGTGTGAGCGAAGGTACCAGAGACGGAACAACATATTATAACAGAATTCCAGTTAGATATGCTGACATGCAAAGAATGGTTGCACACATTCTAAAGAAAGGCAGTGAGAACATGGTTAACAGCACACCTTTTATTGCTTGCAGTATTCAAAGTTTATTGATTGCCAGAGATAGAACACAAGATCCTTATTTTGTAGACAGAGTACAAGTTGCAGAAAGAGAATATAACACTAGTACTGGCGAGTATGAATCCGAATCTTTAGGGAATTTGTATACCACTGATAGATATATGCCTGTACCCTACAACTTGACAATGAATGTTGATATATGGTCTGGTAACACAGATCAAAAATTACAAATTTTAGAACAAATACTAATTTTATTTAATCCAAGTATACAACTTCAACAGAATGCTAATCCATTAGATTGGACCAGTTTATTCGAAGTTGAACTCACAGATTTACAATGGAGTAATCGTAGTATTCCTGCAGGTGTAGATGAAACTATCGATGTTTCTACACTGACATTTACCATGCCAATATGGGTATCACCTCCTGCTAAAGTAAAACGCCAAAAAATTATTAACACAATTTTAACAAATGTATATGATACTTCCAGCGTAGAGGATTTAGGTTATG